GACCCATCTTTAAATTATGACCAACAATTAGGATACGGAAGCGGTCAATCAACAAACTCTAATGTTTTGTCGTGGATGTGGAAACGCGCTCCTAGCTTCTTTGATGAGGTTTGCTATACAGGTACGGGAGCAAATCAAACTGTGACGCATAACTTAGGTGTTGTGCCAGAACTTACTATTATAAAAAGTAGGTCAGCCGCTGTTGAGTGGGTTGTTAGATATAACAATCAACAAGCACAACTTTATTTAAATTATGACTCTGCACAATCAGGAACATTATTTAATGCAGGAAATAACACATCAACATACATTACAACAAGAACTTCAGAAAATAGTTTTGTAAATAATACTGGCTCAACTTATGTCGCTTACCTATTTGCCACTTGTGCAGGGGTTTCTAAAGTAGGCTCATACACAGGAAATGGTTCTAGCCAAACAATTAACTGCGGTTTTACAGGTGGTGCAAGGTTTGTATTGGTCAAGGCTACAAGCACTACAGGAAATTGGATTGTGGCAGACAGCGCACGAGGAATTGTGGCTGGTAATGACCCTGCTTTATACTTAAACAGCACAGCGGCTGAAGTGACAGGATTAGATTGGATTGATGCAGATAATTCAGGTTTTGTTGTAAACGAAACAGCAACTATTGCGGCTAATACCAATGGTGTTTCCTACATTTTTCTTGCGATTGCCTAGACATGAATAGCGGAATCTATCAGATTAAAAACCTTTCAACTGGTATGTCCTACATTGGGCGTACCATTGATTGGTCTGCTAGAAAACGTAGGCATCTATCTGACTTGCGGTCTGGTCGCCATAAGAATCCTCGCTTACAACATTCATGGTCTTCAAGAACTGAGCAAGACTTTGAGTTCAAACTTGTTTGGCCTGAAGTTGTTGAACGACTAGAAGAACTTGAATCATTTGTTCTTGAAGAATGTTTTGACACGGGTCGCTTATACAACGCACATAAAAACTCTGTTGGTGGGTTTCTTGGTCAGAAACATTCTGAAGAAACTAAACGCAAGTGGGGCGATGCTAGGCGAGGTAAAAAAGCATCAGAACAAGCTAGAGCAAGAATTAAAGAAAGTTTGTCTAAAAGTGAAAGCGCAAAAAAACATCAAGCATGGATGCAAACCCCAGAGGTTGTTGCAGACAGGTGTGCAAAAGCGGCTAAACCTGAAGTAAGGGCAAAAGCTGTTGCAACACGCAAAGCCAATGGATATAAACCTTTTAGTGATGAAGTACATCAACGACAAAGAGATTTATCAAAAGCTAGGGTGTTTAATGGTCTTACTTGGGCTGTGGCTAATAACAAAACTCGTTCGCAAGCAATGGAAGAATTTAAATTCTCTTGGGATGGTTTAAAAAAATATCAACCTGAGTGGGAGGCTATAAATGGTCTTCTTAATTTACCAAAACGTGCATCTGGCAAACGCTGGCATGAAAGGAAACAATAATGCAAATCAGAACACAATCAGGACAAGTAATGTACGAAGCAGAATTTCGTGCATACACAAAAGCCAATGGTGGCCCATCATGGGAGACAACAACAACTGAAGTCTTAGAGGCTTTGGGTGCTGATGTAGTCTTTGAAGGCCCACAAGCTACTGGTGGTACTGTTTACCAATACTCTCAAGCCTCTGGTGTAGAACAAGTAGATGGTAAGTGGTACACAAAGTATGTGCTTGGCCCTATCTTTGTAGATACTACAGATGAGACTGGCAATGTCACATCTGCTATTGAGCATGAGACTGCTTATAAGGCTCAGAAGGATGCTGAACAGGCTAAGAGTGTTCGTCAGAGCCGTGATGATAAACTAACAGAAACTGATTGGAGATTTCGTAGTGATATGACTCCATCACAAGAGTGGAAAGACTACTGCCAAGCATTGAGAGATGTTCCTTTGCAGAGTGGTTTCCCTTGGACTATTACTTGGCCTGTTGAGCCACAATAAGGAGCAATCATGGCTGTAACTAGCGCACAAATTGTAGATTTTCTGCTTGCTAATCCAGACTTGACTGATGCTCAGATCGTCAAGGCTATGGAGGTTAATGGAGTTTCTCCTGCTCAAATGGCTCAAGCTGTTGGGTTAGATGAGGGTGCAGTTGCGGCTCGTGTGGCGGCTACTGTTCCTCAGGGTCAAACAGTAACCCTTGGCGACACCATTGTTCAGCCTCAGTATCAAGTAATTGGTTCTGGTGAAGATCAGCAGATCGGTGGCTTAGAGAATGTCTACACCTACAAAGTTGGAGAAAATAGAACTGGTGGTGGGTATAACCAATATAACCCTGATGGCACTCTTGCTCGTACTGGTACACAACAAGAAGTTAAAAGTGGTCTAAAAGAGTTTGCACTTGGTTCTGCCCTATTGTTTGGTGGTCTTGGTGGCGGTTTTGAGAGTCTATTTGGTGGCGGTACTGGTGCAGGATCGGCATTTGAAGCCGCTAATGCAGGTGCTACCGCAATGACCGACTTAGGTGCTTTTGAGTTGGCTAATGCAGGTGCTTCTGCTTTGACAGATTTAGGTGCGTTTGAGTTGGCAAATGCTGGCGCTTCGGCACTAACTGATTTGGGAGCATTTGAACTAGCTAATGCGGGTGCGGGTGCTTTGACTCCTACTTTTATTCCTCCAGTAACTACACCTGGTTTGCTCACACCTCCCGTAGTGCCTCCTACTGTTACGCCACCAGTTGTCCCCCCTACTGTTACCCCACCTGTAGTGCCTCCAACAACAGTACCACCCGTTGTGCCTCCAGTTGTACCTCCTGTAGTGCCGCCTGTAGTTCCTCCGACAGTTATTCCTCCTGTTATTCCTCCAGTTACAGACTTGGTAAAAGCGGGTTTAACAACAGCTCAAATTGCCGCTTTATTGGCAAGTACTGCACAAACCGCTGGTGGTCTTCTCCAACAACAAACATCTAAAGAAGCGGCTTTAAAAGCACAAGCCATGATTGACAGAGAGACTGCTGCGGCTAAAGCGGCTGCTCAGTTTAGACCTGTTGGAATGACTACTCGGTTTGGCTCTTCGCAGTTTGCGGTTGATCCAGTAACAGGTCGATTAACAAGCGCAGGATACACACTAAGCCCTGAAGCTAAGAATGCTCAAGATCGATTTGTTAAGTTGGCTGAGTCTGGTTTAGTCCAAGCAGAAGGCGCTCAACAACAGTTTGCTCCTTTGCAGACAGGCGCACAAAGTTTGTTTGGTCTTGGTAATCAGTATTTGGCTCAATCTCCTGAAGCAGTTGCAGCAAATTACCTAAAGAGTCAGATGGCTTTGTTGCAACCAGGCAGAGAGTTAGAGTTAGCTAATCTGCAAACAAAACTAAGAAACCAAGGTCGCATTGGTCTTTCTGTTGCTCAAGGTGGTAATTTAGGTGCTACAACTCCTGAACTACAGGCTTTGTATAACGCCAGAGCGCAACAAGAAGCTCAACTGGCGGCTAATGCTCAACAGTATGGTCAGCAAAACGTCTTGTTTGGTGCAGGTCTATTGAATCAAGGTTCTCAAGCTATGGGGCAGTACTATGGTGGTCAACAAGCCGCCTACGCACCTTACACAACTGCTATGGGGCAAGTTACAGGACTTGAAAGTGCGGCACAACAACCATTCCAAATGGGCGTTGATTTAGGAAAGATCGGAGCAACAACTGGATTCGATGCTGGTCGACTTGGGCTACAGGGTGCTGGTCAAAGCGTAGCATTGGCTACTGGCCCTGCGGCAACAAACAATCCTTACGCATCATTGTTAAGTGGTGCGGCATCCTCTCCCGTTCTTACAGAAGCCGCTGCGAAAGCTCTGGTTGGCTTATTTTCATAAGGATTCATCATGGCAGATATCGTAGCAAGTCTTTTCGGTCTAACTCCCGAAATGTATGGTGAGCAAAAAAGAACAAGTAGTTTGGCTGAAGGCATTAGACTAGCCCAACTAGACCCTGCGGCTCGTGGTGCGGCAATGACGTATGCAGGTGCTAGAGGTCTAGGGGATGCAATTGGCGGTGCTTTGGGTGTTCAAGACCCACAACTAAAGCTAATTAGCACTAGAAACTCTATTGCCCAACAGATAGACCAAACTAACCCTGAGTCGATCCTACAAGGCGCTCAGATGTTGGCACAAGCTGGCGACCAACAAGGCGCTATGGCTTTGGCTCAATATGCTCGTCAAGCACAGAGTGAGATGGCTTTAACTCAACAAAGACGAGCATCAGAACAAGCATCTTTGGCAACAGCGGCTAAAACTCAATTGTCTGTTAGACAAGAAGAGGAATTACGTGCTGAGTTGTCTAAACTTGGCCCTGATGCAACTCAAGATCAAGTTATTAGCGTTCTAACCAAATATGGCCCACCAGAAAAAGTTTTGGCGGCTTTAACAGCAGCTCAAAGCAGAACAGAAGCCACACTAGCGAGAGCTGAGTCGACTAAAACTGCGGCTGATGCTGCGCTAGAAAGAGCTAAAGTTGCGGCTGATGCCAAGATTGAGGCGGCTCGTGAGCGTGGTGCTACTGCCTTGCAAATTGCTCAATTGCAAACTGATACTAAAAGAGAACTTGCACAACTTGCTATTTCACTTAAAGAATCTGCTTCTGCTGAATTACTTACTCCCAAAGAGAAGCAAAAGCGTGAGGCTGCTTTCCCACAAGCAACATCCGCTATCAAAGGTTTTGAAACTAAAGCTGATTCTTTTGTTAATGATATTAAAAAACTTCGTGATGACCCTGGTCTTGCAGAGATTACTGGTATTGCCGCAGGTCGGTTGCCTGGCATTACAGCGAATGGTCGTCGTGCTCAGGCTTTGTACGACAAGATTGTTGCAAAGGGCGGTTTCCAAGCATTGCAAGATATGCGAGATATGTCAAAAACAGGTGGTGCATTAGGCAATGTATCAAATCAAGAGAACACACAATTGAAGGCATCGTTTGCTGCAATTGATCGTCGTCAAGATGCAAAAGATGTTAAGGCCGCACTCGATCAAGTCATTGGTGATATTGAAGGCTCTAAAACTCGTTTAAAAGAAGCCTACGATATGACATACTCATACAAGGCTGAACAACCTAAGAAATCGCTTTCTGGTGAAGATCAGCAAGCCTTAGATTGGGCAAATAAAAACCCAAATGACCCTCGCTCTGCACAAATCAAGAATCGTTTAGGAGCTAAGTAATATGGCTGATTTTGACCCTGATGCATACCTTGGTAAATCTACTGGGTTTGACCCAGATAAATATTTAGGTATTGAAAAGCCTGTTGCTGATGAAACTGCTCGTTTAGCGGCACGATACCCTGCTCCTCCTTCTGCTCAAATACCTGGCTATGGAAAACCAGTTCCTGCGGCTAGAAATGAACAAAATTTAAGTTTAAGCCAGTTACTTTATCGCAATATTGCCAAACCAGTAGTTGCTCCAACAGTTGAGGCAATGGGTGCTGTGGGCGGTGGTTTACTAGGAACTCCACTAGGCCCTGCAGGTATTGTCGGTGGTGCAGGTTTAGGCTATGGCATGGCTAAAGAGGCTTTAAAACTAGGTGATATATACCTTGGTGGCATGACTCCCGAGCAAGCTCAAACACAACCTGTTAAAAACATACTTGAAGGTGCGACTTATGAGGCGGGTGGTCGTGTTGTTGGTCAAGCAGTAAGTGCTGGTATTGGCAAAGTAGTAGATTTATTTAATGCTCCTGCACAAAAAGCGGCTACTTTGGCTCAATTGTCTCTTGGTAAAGACCTTCCTGATGTGCTTGCTGCATTAAAGAAAGCTCCTCCCAATGCGAGTGTTGCTGAAATAACCGCATCTGTTAACAATCCTAAATGGCAAGCATTGATTGATGATGCACTGCAACAAGACCCACAATTTTTACGAAAAGTTAGGCTATTTAATGAAGACGAATCTTTAAAGGCTTTGTCTAAATTAGCAGGTGGTGAGAATGCGGCTGAAGTTCGTTCTATTGCTGAAAAAGCAAAGGATGCTCTAAATGCCATTACAACCCCATCAAGAGAAGCCGCATTAAATCGTGCAAACCTTGGTAAAGCAGTTGCTGAATATGAAGCAAAAGCGGGAGCGTTGAGTGGTGAGGCAGCCGCTAAAGTCGCTGATGTTCGCAGATTGATTGAAGCAGGTGAATTAGCAGAGGCGGCAGGTCGCCTTGAGTTAATTAAGAAGGGCATTCCTGTAGGCTTTACAAGATATACCTACAAAGGTGATTTAGCTTTGATGGCAGACAATTGGGCGGCAAAAGCGGCAGATGCTTCTTTAGACTTAGGTCAGGGTGCTCGTTTTGCACAAGGTGCGGCTGATGCTTTGCGATCTGTTGGCATTAAACCACTTGAAGGTGTTGCTTTATCTCGAAGAATTTCATCTATTGCTAACAATCCAAAGTTTGCGGGTGATGATGTACTTGTTGGCGCAGTAAAGAATGTTGCTGATGACATTGCAAGATGGACAAACAATGGTGGTGTAGTAGATGCGGTGGCTTTGGATGCCATTCGCAAAAACTCTGTCAATGCGGCTATTCAGAAACTAAGACCAGGCATTGATGCTACATCGCAGAGAAACCTTGCTTCTACAGTTTTAGGTAACATTAGACCTCTTATCATTGATGCAATTGAAGAAACTGGTGGAAAAGGTTATCGCCAATACCTTACTGATTACACAAAAGGTATGGAGAAGATTAATGAAAGAAAATTATCTGGTGAAGCTCTAAAACTTTGGAAAACAAACAAGGATGCTTTTGTAAGATTAGTTCAAAATGAAGACATTGATGCAGTTGAGAAAATTCTTGGGCCAGGCAAGTACAACATTGCTACCGAGTTGGCAGATTCAAGTTTGTCTGTGTTGCGAGATCAAGCACAAAAACGATTGACTCAAGTATCTGTTGGAGAGCAAGTCAAAGAAGGTCAAGCCGCACTTGCACAACTGTTAAAACAACAAACTTCATTCATAAGATTGCCATCTTATTTAAGTGTAGTGGCTTCATCAACTAACAAAGTGATAAGCGAGTTAGAGAGAGCTGTTGGCACTAAAACATTGCAAACCTTGACAGAAGCCATGAAGACACCTCAAGGTGCGGCTAATTTGTTGTCAACACTACCTGCTGCCGAACGAAGTCAAGTATTGAGGCTATTGGCAGACCCTAGCCAATGGAGTCCAACACTAAGTTCTTCAGCAACCTTTGGCTTTAAAGGTGCTTTTGAGTCTGAAGAGCAGTAAATGAAAGACGGACTGTTTGCTATTTCAGTAGCAGTCCTCATTCTTTGTTTTGTAATTTTCTGTAGTTATATTATTGTTTGGGCATTTCCGTGATCGCCTTTCTCTTGGCGGCAACCATAGAGTACCGATGTATTAAGTGGACTTGGATTGGTGATGTTTACAATCGCAAAGTAGTCTGTCTCAAGTGGGAGAGAAAGAAGTGATCGATCCTCTAACGGCTCTAGCTGGCATACAGTCAGCAATCAGCATGGTCAAGAAGGCAGCTAATGTTGCCAATGACTTAGGCTCACTTGCGCCCATGATTGGTAAGCTATTTGACGCCAAGTCTGTAGCTACAAAGGCAATGCTTCAAGCTAAACAGTCTGGCAAAGGCTCGAACATGGGGACTGCCCTCCAAATTGAGATGGCTTTAGAACAAGCTAGAGCGTTTGAGGAAGAGTTAAAGATGCTCTTCATGCAGACAGGAAAGATTGACGTTTGGAATAAGATTAAAGCCCGTCAAGCAGAGATGGACTTGGCAGATGCTAAAGAGATAAGTGCATTAAAGAAAGCAGAGAAAGAAGCTAAACAGAAAGAACAAGAACAACTAGAGATTGGCTTGGCAATTGGTGGAATCTGCTTTGTTCTGTTCCTAGTCTTTGTTGGTGTAAATGAGTTGATGACATTCTGTGAAGCAACAAGAAGGTGTGGTCGGTGAATGAATATCAAAAGACCTTTGACTTGTGCCTCAAGATATTCGTTTACGGATTAGTGGCTTTGTATTTCTTGGGTTTTCTGAAGTTCTTACCTGATGATCTGTCTGACAGAATTGTCAATCTTCTACTTGGAAAGGTTGGTCTTGGTAAATGAAGTACTTACTTG